AGCTTGTACAGTCTAATCCAGAAATTCATGGTGGGCCGCAGGGTATGTATCAGGCGTATCGTCAGATGTACGAGGCTCTTGGTGTTACAAACATTGATCAGATCTTGCCAAGACCACCGCAGCCACAGCCCATGAACCCAGCAAGAGAAAATCAAGAGGCGTTGCGTAATCAGAGGTTGCAAGCGTTTCCAGAGCAAAATCATCAAGCGCACATTGAGGCCCATGTTGCTATGATGGCTACTCCTGCTGCTCAAGCTAATGCTAATGTGATTATGACACTTCAGGGTCATATTCAGGAGCATATTGGCATGATGGCTGAAAACATGGCGCAACAGGAAATCATGCAAACCATAGATCCGCAGCAACAAATGATGATGCAGCAAGATCCTATGATGATGCAGCAAATGCAAGTACAGGTGGCTAACAGAGCCGCAGAACTGATTGGCGAACTGACAGAACAGTACGCTCAAGCAGTTGCTCCTGCTGATAACACTGATCCGTTGGTAGCAATCAGACAGCAGGAGCTTGCTTTACGAGGGGCAGAGATCCAAGAACGTGCTAGACAGTTTGAGGAAAGACAGGCTTTTGATCAGGAAAAAGAGCGTAATGATGTTCTGATTGATCAACAGAGGCTTGATCTGCAAGATGAAGCGAATCAAGAAAAGGTTCGCGTTGCAGAGGAGCGCATTAAGACGCAGCGTGACATAGCCGCTGCTAATATACAAAACAGGAGGCAGTAATGTCATCAAGCTCAATCAGTCGTGCAGTAGCTGAAGTTGAAAAGTCCAAAAAGGTGGAGCGTAGAAATGCCATTGAAAAAGGGGAAGAGCCAAAAGACAATCAGCAGCAACATCAGCAAGTTGAGGTCGGAGGGATACCCGCAGAGGCAAGCAGTGGCGATAGCCCTGTCGCAGTCAAAAAAGCCCCAGCGAAAAAAGCCCCAGCCAAAAAGAAAGCTTCAGCGAAAAAAGCCAGTAAGAAAAGCTAGTGGCGGAACGGTATCTCGTTTCTCTCGTATAGCTAGGCCGCAAAGGTTTCTTGGAGTTAGATGATGAGTGATAATACACGCCGCACTGATGGTCGAACTGATAGAGAGATTAGAATTATTGTTATGTCTGGTGACATCACCAATCTTACTGACAAGCAATATGATAGACATCTTGAGATGGAAGCGGCTAAAAAAACCGTTGCTCCGAAAAAGTTTTCCAAGGGCGGCGTTTGTCGCGGTCAAGGAAGTGTCAGAAAGATGGGTAAGTTCAGGGTTAGTTGATGGCTAAGAAGTTTCAAAAAGGCACAGCATACGCTAAGTATGACTTAGACGGTGATGGTGAGATCACTGACGAAGAGCTTGAACACGCAAAAGAAATACGCGAAACAGAGCGTGATTTGCGTAAAAGCTTGGCTCAACTTAGAATGGCTAGGTACACATTAGTTGGTATGGGTGTATTTACTGTGGCGATGTTCGCTATGCCTGTTGAAAAGATTGAGGCTTTGTCTGACATAAGCAACTTATTCTACATCAGTGGGGCTGGCATAGTTGGAGCTTACATGGGTACAACAGCTTGGATGAGTAGAAAATGATACAAGCTCTAATAGGACCGATCTCAGGACTCGTTGGGTCATGGATGGATTCAAAGACGGAAGAGCAGCGGGGCAAGTCCGCTGTTGCAAAAGCAAAGGCAGAAGCTGAAGCGCAAGTTATGGTTTCTGCTGCAACTTCAACCGCAGATTGGGAGCGGTTGATGGCGAAGGGCAGTCAAAATTCGTGGAAAGACGAATGGCTTACAATTTTGTTCAGTATCCCGCTTATATTAGCCTTCTGTGGTGATTGGGGTAGGAACATTGTTTCAGAAGGCTTTGCCGCTTTAGAGGCCATGCCTGATTACTACCAGTACACGCTGGGAGTAATCGTAAGTGCAAGCTTCGCCGTCAGATCAGCGACCAAGTTTTTTGGAAAGAAGTAATGGACGCATTACAATTAGCAGAGTATTTACTTAAAGACATACGCAAACAAAAAGAGGGTTACACCCAAAGGTTAGCGGATGGTGCAGCGGAATCCATACAGGATTACCGATTTATCGTAGGTCAAATACGCGGACTGACCTACTCAGAAGATCTTATTAGGGCCGCGATGAAAGGTGTGGAATTAGAAGATGGCTAAAAAACTATTCGTCCCAGAGAGGATGTCAAAGCCTAAAGAGGTTGAGTCCAGTCCGGTCCCAGCCGCTATCTCCAAAGGGTTTGAGGCAAGCCCCGAAGATCCCAATCAGAAAAACACAGAAGATCCATCTAAGATGGAGCTAAGTGCTATTGATAGACTGCCACAGCCTGTGGGGTATCGTCTGCTTGTGATCCCATATTACATGAAACAAAAAAGTGCTGGCGGGATTATCATCCCAGACTCTGTTAGAGAGCGTGAAAGCTTTGCAACAGTTGCGGCTTATGTCGTAAAAGTCGGTCCAGACGCTTATTTGGACGCTAATAAATTCCCATCAGGTCCATGGTGCAGTGAGAAGTCATGGGTATTAATGGGAAGATACGCTGGAAACAGATTTAAAGTCGATGGATTAGAGGTAAGATTGATCAACGATGACAATATTATCGCTACTATTCTTGACCCAGCCGATATTTCGTATGTATAGTGGGAGACATGGAAATGAACGCAGAATTGCAAACTGAAACTGAACCTCAAGAAGAACTTGTTGCTGTCGAATTTAACGATGAGCCGCAAAGCTCTTCTTCTGATTCTGTCGAGCAGCCTCAAGAAGAAACCAGTACAATTGTACAGGATGCTTCTCCTGACGGTGAAAACGATAACGAACTAGAAAATTACAGCGACAACGTTAAAAAGAGAATTAACCAGCTTACGGCGAAACGTAAGCAGGCTCTTGAGGAAAGCGAAGCTGCATACGCTTATGCGCGTCAGGTCCAACAGCAAAACGAAGAAATGAAAAAGCGTCTTGCTGACTTGGACAAAGGCTACGTTAGCGAATACGGCGCTCGTGTAGAGACACAAGAGGCCGCTGTTAAAAAGGCCATGCAAGAAGCATATGATGCTGGCGATATGGCAAAGGTTGCTGAAGCGCAGTCTGCGATGTCGCAGCTTGCAATTGAAAAAGAGCGTTTGCGTATACAAAAGGCTCGCTCAGAGCAAGTTGTTGATGAGCCTGAAGCTCAACAGCCAGCGCAACCCGCTCAAGCCCCTCAACAACAAGATTTGGACCCCAAATTAAAGTCTTGGATGTCTCGTAATTCTTGGTTTGGCCCCGGTGGGGATATGGTTATGAGCAAAGGTGCAGAGGCCATTCACACGCAGCTTGTTGGTGTTGAAGGGTACGATCCATCTACAGATGAATATTATGCGGAGATAGATAAGCGTATGCGTCATCACTTCCCGCACAAGTTTCAGGAGCAAAAGCAAAGCGCCCAAGCTGTTGCTCCTGCGTCCTCTGGACGGTCAGCTACCAAAAATGGGCGGAAAGACACCGTGCAACTCAACAAGGGACAGGTCGATTTTTGCAAAAAAATGGGCATCAAGCTTGAAGATTATGCACGAGAAGTCGCAAGGCTAGAGAAAAGGAAGAACGGATAATGTCAGATCGCACAAGCCGGGATTCGCAAACCCGTGAAAAACAAGCGAGAGTTGCAGATTGGCGTCCGCCTTCAGCCTTGGAAGCACCCGAAGCTCCTGTAGGGTTTAAACACAGGTGGATTCGTGAGTCTGTAATGGAATACGATGACCGCAATAACGTCCATAAGCGTAGACGCGAAGGATATGAATTGGTTCGTGCCGAGGATTACCCAGAGTTTGATGCGCCTGTGATTGACGAAGGAAGAAACGCTGGCGTAATTGGCGTTGGAGGCCTAGTTCTTGCTAGGATTCCTGAAGAAATTGCGGATCAGCGTAATGCTCATTACCAGAACACTACGCAAAACCAAATGGAAGCTGTGGATCGTGATTGGATGCGTGAATCCAATGCTGCGATGCCAAAGCTAAAACCGCAACGTAGCTCCTCTGTGTCCTTTGGTGGACCCAAAGGGGTAGCTGACAATTAGGAGAGAAAAAGATGGCTAATCAAGACGCCGCTTTTGGCCTACGCCTTTCGCGTTCAGGTAATGGCTCCGATCTGATTGGCATGCAGAACAAATACCGCATTGCGGCTAACTACGGTACTTCAATCTTCCAAGGTGACATTGTAAAAGCTGTCACTGGTGGTGGTATTGAGCGTATCGCGGCTGGCAATACGGATCTTGTTTTGGGTGTTTTCAACGGATGCCGCTACACTGATCCAACTACAGGAAAAGAAACCTTTTCCAATTATTACCCAGCCTCTACAAATGCTGCTGATATTGAAGCTTTCGTTATTGATGCGCCACATGCTCAATACGAAATTCAAGCTGATGCTGCATTCCCTGTAGCGGATCTGTTTGGTAATTTCGATATTGTTGATGCCTCTGCTGGTAGCACTGTCTCCGGCACATCTCGTACAGAGATTGATGTGACAACTGGCGCGACTACCGCTGGCTTGCCTCTCAAGGCCATCGACATTTCCACTGACCCAGAGAACAGTGATGTTAGTTCTGCTAATACAAATGTAATTGTTGTTATCAACAATCATCTGTTTAGCGCTGGCACTACTGGCTTGGCATAAGGAGGCTGACTGATGGCTATTTCTCGCGCCCAACTAGCGAAAGAGCTAGAACCCGGCCTCAACGTTCTGTTCGGAATGGAATATGAGCGTTATGATGCCGAGCATGCTGAAATCTACGACACCGAATCTTCAGATCGTGCATTTGAAGAAGAGGTCATGCTCGTAGGATTTGGCAATGCCAACACCAAAGCTGAAGGTGCTGGAGTACAATTTGATTCTGCAAACGAAGCATACTCTGCTCGTTATACGCACGAAACAATCGCTCTTGCGTTTGCTTTGACCGAAGAAGCTATGGAAGATAACCTGTACGACCGCCTTGGTGCGCGTTATACAAAGGCTCTTGCTCGCTCAATGGCTCACACTAAACAAGTGAAAGCTGCTGCAACACTGAACAACGCATTTGATGCCAACTTTACTGGTGGTGACGGCGTTGAGCTTTGTTCTGCGGTTCACCCGCTTGCTGGTGGCGGAACTTTCCGCAACGAGCCATCAACTGCTGCTGACCTCAACGAAACATCACTTGAGAATGCTCTTATCGACATCTCAACATTCGTTGATGAGCGCAATATGATTATTGCCCTGCGTGGCATGAAGCTTATTGTGCCACCACAGCTTCAGTTTGTTGCTGACCGTCTGCTTGAGTCAACACTCCGCCCATCAACAGCGGATAATGACATCAACGCGATGCGGAACATGGGTATGCTGCCAGAGGGTTATACAATTAACCACTTCCTGACAGATCCTGATGCGTTCTTCATCAAGACTGATGCTCCAAATGGCTTCAAGCACTTTGAACGTGCGCCTCTTGCAACCAACATGGAAGCTGATTTCGATTCAGGTAACATGCGGTTCAAGGCTCGTGAGCGTTACAGCTTTGGATTCTCAGATCCACGCTGTGTATTCGGTTCACCGGGTGCCTAAAGAATACCTTCTCCGAGGTGAGAAAAGGGCGGCTTCACAGTCGCCCTTTTTTTATGTACAATAGATTAATCCCTGACAGACTCATTGTGAGTCTGACACTAGCCACGACAGGAGATAAGCATGGCTAATACTACTTTTAGCGGTCCCGTCCGCTCTCAAAACGGTTTCCAAATGTTTACGAAGAACGCTACTACAGGCGCTATTACCGTAACTAGCGGTGACAAAATGGCTGCGGAAGCTGCTGGTGGCGCTGGTATTGAAGGCACTGCGGCTACATATATTACTACCGTTGTTCGTGATCACAGCGATACTTCAACTGGTGTAAACATTGTTAAGTCAACAATTATGATTGATTTAACAGGCCTTAAAGATGGCGGAACTGCTGGTGACATTATTGGTAAAGATGGTTCAGGAGTCGCCTATATCGCTCAAGTTACCACAGCCAATCAAGGCACAGTTTTTGGCGTTACAATGACATGCTTGGAAACTCCCGCTGGCGGTAGTACAGACATTGATCTGTTTTCTGCTACTGAAGGCACTGGAGTAAATGACACAGCTATTGGTGATCTTACTGAGACTCAGATTATTAACGCAGGAGCAGCATCGGCTGGAACAATGACTGCTGGTGGTGATATTGCAGCAGATCAGTATCTTTACCTTGTAAGTCAAGGCACTGGTGATGCAGCATACACTGCTGGTCGTTTCATGATTGAAATCATCGGTTACGATACAGCAAGCTAATTAGGAGGCAGATATGGCTGGTCCAGTAAGAGCCTTTAACCATACTCAAGGGGATTCTGCTGCTGTTGTAGGCCCAGCTCGTTCTCGCATCCGTCAAATTGTAATTTTTGCAAATGCGGCTGGTGCCTTTACGATTAAGAATGGCAGCGCTTCCGGTGAAACTTTGATTACGCAGACGTTTCCAACAGGGATGCACCATCTGAACATTCCAGATGACGGTATTCTTGCTACGAGCGGTGCGTTTGTCTCTGCTTTCACTGGTTCTAGCAATCAATTAACCATTTTCTTGTCGTAGAGAAAACAATGGCTAGTTCCAAAGGGAAGATGCCCCCACGAAATAAAAAGAACTTCCGCCCCACCAAATCTGGGGCGGGAATGACTAAAGCTGGCGTTGCTGCATACAGACGTAAAAATCCCGGCAGCAAGCTCAAGACAGCGGTTACGGGGAAAGTAAAACCCGGAAGCAAAGCGGCAAAGCGTAGAAAGTCTTTTTGCGCTCGTTCTGCTGGGCAAATGAAGAAGTTTCCTAAAGCAGCTAAAAATCCAAACAGCCGTTTGAGACAGGCTAGAAAAAGATGGAAGTGTTAATGACCCCAGAAGATGTTTTGAAGCAATTAGAAAAGCATGAAGCTTCTTGTGATAAGCGTTACGCCGATATACAGGACCAACTAAAACGTCTTGATACTAGGCTATGGGGTATAGCTATATTAATTGTTGCAGCGGCTGGTATGGAACAATTGTTCTAATGGCTATGGGCCGTTCACAGATGGGTAAGCAAATTAGCAAACCCCCTATGAAAAGGAAGAAAAATGCCAAAAGACGCATGTTATCGAAAAGTAAAAGCTCGCTACAGAGTCTTTCCAAGCGCTTACGCAAGCGGAGCCATCGCTAAGTGCCGAAAGGTTGGTGCTGCTAATTACGGTACTGGTGGGAAGAAAAAGAAAAAAGCTAAGAAGATGGAAAGTGGCGGTTTGGCTACTATTGAGCCGCAAACAAGAAAGCGTAAAGTAAAAAATCAACCCAAAAATGGGATGATTGCTCGTGGGTGTGGGGCCGTATTAGAAGGGAAAAGAAAAGCTACAAGGCTTGTATGATACATGCTTTTTTATTGATTGTTTATCTAGGCACTGGTGCTGATAGGCAGCTTATCAGTAATAATATGTATTTTTACTCAATTACGGAGTGTAATTATTTTGCGGCACAAACTGCTAAAAGGTATGGGAATTACACTAGCATTGAGTTGATGGACTCTAAGGATAAAGTCACAGCTTACTGCATTCCGAAGTACATTGAAGAGGGCAGCGTGGAGGTTTATTAATGGATCCCGTGTCCGCAATGGCTACTGCTTCAGCAGCTTTCAGTGCCATTAAAAAAGGCTTTGCTATAGGCCGTGATATTGAGTCTATGGCAAGCGATCTTGGAAGATGGATGGGCGCTTTGAGCGACCTAGACATGCTTGAAAAAGAAGCAAAAAATCCCCCAATATTTAAGAAGTTATTTGCTGGCAAGTCTGTCGAGCAAGAAGCAATGGAAACTTTTGCTGCAAAACAAAAGGCAGAGGCTCAACGCAGAGAGTTGCAAAACTGGATTGGCTTGACTATGGGCAAGTCGAAATGGGACGAATTAATTGCCATGGAAGGCAAAATTCGTAAGCAGCGACAGGAAACTTTGTATATTCAGAGGCAACGAAGGCGAAAGTTTGTAGAAATTGTTGCTTGGATTTTGATGGCTGTCTTTGGTTCTGGCCTGCTTCTTGGCTTTGTTTTGTTTTTGAAAAGCACCGTAGCTAATGCTTTTGCTGACCCAGAGTATGTTGTTTGCAGGCTTAAAGGATGCGACATTATAGACGAAAAGCGTGTTTGCATATATCATGGTGCTAACAATACTGTTGACAGCGTGTGGCTAGACCCTATTGAATTTTACCCTCGTGAAATTCAATGCGAGTATAAGCCTAACGAAAAGAGGCCACCCACTGTTCGTGAGACATTTGATGCGATCAGAAAGTCAAGGGAATAAACAATGGCAGTACGCAAGACGAAAAAGGGCTTGGCACTTAAAAGGTGGTTTAAAGAAGACTGGAAGGATGTCAGAACGGGTAAGGCGTGTGGGCGTCAAAAGGGTGAAAAACGGGGTACTCCATATTGTCGCCCCTCTAAAAGAGTTTCCAGCGAAACTCCTAAAACATCTAAAGAAATGACAGCTTCCGAAAAGAAAAGCCGTATTTCACAAAAGAAAAGGATAGGACAGCCAGCAGGCAAGCCTAGAAGGGTGCAATCATTACGGAGAAAGAAAAAGTAGAGGATATTATAGAGGGTTGGATAATGAAGGATCTTGGTGTGGTAGATCTTGATACTGGGTTCGCTCCATGCCCCTACGCTAGAAAAGCATTTAAAGACAGCAAGTTAAAGGTTGTAGAGTGTTTTAGTAGGCAAGATTTATGGGAGAAAGTGTCTGTAGAGTCCAAGAGTTTTGACCCTCAATATTCTGTTATTATATGTGCGGAAGAAGATCCTTCTCAGACATATGATGAAGTTGAAGCTGGCTGCATTGCCATGAATGAATGGTTTGCATTGAACAAAATGGATGTTTGGCTACTTGCTTTTCAAAGGTGGAACTTTACGATGATTTTTGTTCAAAAGCTATCAGAATTGGATGATGCTAGTCAAACCCTAGAAAAAATGGGATACTATGAAAGCTATGAGCCTGATGATTATCTAAATCTCATATTATATCGCAGAGAAAGGAGACATAAAGATGCCGGGTGCTAAGAAAAAAGCAAGACGTATGCGTGGTGGCGGTTCAGTGATGCCCAAAAAAATGAAGGGCGGGGGCGCTGCTAAGAAGGTTTCTCCTCGCAAAGCGATGGCGATGGGCATGGAAAAAGGTGGCGTTGCCGTTAAAAAGATGATGGGTGGCGGGGCGGCTAAAAAAGCTGCGAAACGCCGTATGCGTGGCGGCGGTAAGGTCAAAAAGTAATGACTGTTTCAGGATCTACAAACTTTGAACTAGATGTAAGTGATTACATTGAAGAGGCATTTGAACGCTGTGGTTTGGAGGTCCGAACAGGTTACGACCTAAAGACTGCTAAAAGATCGCTCAACCTGTTGTTTGCAGATTGGGCGAATCGAGGCCTTAATCAATGGACAATTACACAACGCACACAAACTGTGACGCAAGCTGATGGAAATTATGATCTTGGCGCAGATGTAATTGACGTTTTGTCTATGGTTGTTCGCAGAGATTCCACTGATTTTAGCATGTCTAGGATAAGCAGAGATACTTACCTTAACATTCCATCTAAAACAACTCAGGCAAGACCAACGCAATTTTTTATTGATCGACAGATAACTCCTGTAATCAATATTTGGCCTGTGCCTGAAAACAGTACAGATGTACTTGTTTTCGATTGCTTAACACGGATTGATGACGCTGATACATACACAAACACGACAGAAGTCCCATTTCGGTTTTATCCATGTCTCGCTGCTGGGTTAGCTTACTATCTTTCTATAAAACGAGCGCCTGATCGCATACAGGTTCTAAAAGCAATATACGATGAAGAGTTTGATAGAGCGCAGGCAGAGGATCGTGACAGAGCTTCATTTAGCGTTTCTCCTAACTTGCAGTATTACAGAGTTGGATAATGGCACGTTTCGCTACAGGCAAAGATGC